CGCATCGGATTTGCCGGTGATCTTGTCAGGGTCAATATCGAGGAACAGCAGGTTGCACTTCACTGCTTTCTCAATCTTCCGCTTGCTCGGTGAGGTGGCGAACTCTGCCGGTGTCAGGTAAGCCACCGACTTCACACGGTCCTTCTCGGTCTTCGGCAACTTCTGGTATTCTTCACGGCTGACATTGATCGGCACGGCGATGAGCACGTGACGGTCAACGCATTCACGAAATGTGTTCGCAGTGGAGAGCTTTACCAGACCGAAAAGGTCCGAACCTGTGAAGTATTTCATGTGTGAGGAAGGAGGCTAGTCTTCCCACAGGGCTTTCTTGGGTGCAACTTCTGCCTTGGTATTCTCCTGCTCGGTGAGCACAGGCTCGTCCAGCAGACGGGCAAGCATGTTGAGCTTGTTACGATGCGCCGTGATCTTCTCACGGGTAACAGGGTCAAGCAGATGGACGCGGATGGCATCGTGTGTTGTTAACATGGTAGTGTTTGGGTTGTTTGGTTGACAAAAAATTGAGTCCATTGCAAAGCCATTGCATCAGCAATACCCCATGTCATTCGTGGCACACGAGGACAGACTGAGGATGGTGGTGTAAAATTGAATGTCCATTTCGAGGTTGTTCACGTGAAGACTGCATGTGTTGTTGCCAATGGTGGAATTCACCTTCCTGAATCCCGTCACACTCTCGACTTGTGACATAGTGCGGATGCGCAAAATTGTTTCAGTCATCGTCCCAAAGATTCGACTGCTTTCTCGGTGCTGGTGTAGTTGGTGCTTCACCACGTGTAGGGACAACACAGATGACTTCAAATCCTGTTCCCCTCTGTGTGCCTTCAAGCAGGGCAACACTGTATTGAGATGTGATCAGATCAATAGATTTACGCGACTGCGCGTGTGGCACCACAAGCACAAGGAACTCATCTCCATACAACGGGTTGTCTCCTGCATTGAGGGCTTTGATGCCCATGCTCTTGAGCATTTCACCGGCACGCTTGGCTTCATTGCCATAGCATTCCAAGTTGTCTGCCAACCAGCAAAAATTGACATCCGCACCGGACTGTGAAGCCCTCATGCGTCCGAATCGAGATTGATAAATTGAAAGAAGAGCACTCATGATAGATGTGTGTTACTTCACGTTCACAACGATGATTTTGTCCTTCATGCCCACACCAAGCAGTTCATGCAGACGGATGCCATAGGCACGTGCGAGGACTTCAAGGTGTGGCAGTGAAGGCATACGCTTGCCACTCTCCCACCGTGAGATGTCCACCTTGTGAAAGGTATTCATCGTTCTGATCTTGAGAATGTCGCGGCAACGCTGACCGAGTTCGCTGGCAGTGAGGTATTCCAGTTTGCAATTCGGTCTGCGCTTTTTCAGTTCAGCTGTAGTGGGCTTGGTGGCAGCACGCTGACGGACAAGACGTGTGGCGATGGCTCTGCGAGCTTCACGTGTGGCGGTAATGCTGAAGTGACGCCAGTTGCCCTTGTCCGTGGGAGGACTGATTCTGTTAACACGTGCTTCAATGGAGTTCTTTCTCATACGGCGCGATTAGACTGTCAGTTAACAAGTGTGTCAACTGCCTTTTTCAGTTCAGGTGAAAGTGCTTCTTCAATACACTCGCGCACAAAGTTGAAAGCTTTGGTGCGCGACTTCTCATATTCCTTTTTTCCTTCTTGAATATACTCCGCCAGTTCTTGTTCGCTACCAATGAAGCAACCACAAAAGTATTGCACTTCTTTTTTAATTACTGCTGCCAAAAGCTGCCTGCCACATTCACCATGTTGGTTAAACGCGACTTGGGCATACACAATTCCTTGCGATGCACTGAGGTTGGCACCACTGAGGCTGGCACCACTGAGGTCGGCACCACTGAGGTCGGCACCACTGAGGTTGGCACCACTGAGGTTGGCACTCCTGAGGTTGGCACTCCTGAGGTTGGCACGACTGAGGTCGGCACGACTGAGGTCGGCACCACTGAGGTCAGCACCACTGAGGTCAGCACCACTGAGGTTGGCACCACTGAGGTCGGCACTCCTGAGGCTGGCACTCCTGAGGCTGGCACTCCTGAGGTTGGCACTCCTGAGGTTGGCACTCCTGAGGTTGGCACTCCTGAGGTAGGCACGACTGAGGTCGGCACAACTGAGGTTGGCACTCCTGAGGTTGGCACCACTGAGGTCGGCACCACTGAGGTCGGCACTCCTGAGGTCAGCACCACTGAGGTCGGCACTCCTGAGGTAGGCACGACTGAGGTAGGCACGACTGAGGTCGGCATGACTGAGGTCGGCACATTTACCTCCAATTATACCGTGGACATACTTTAAATGAAGTTCTAAAACGATCTTGAGTTCTTCGGTTTTCATAGTGGCTTTTTCGGTTTGGGCGTAGCTTGTTAACAGGCACAACTCAGTTAACACAACTTGTTAACAACACAACGCCTTTTTCAGCATGGGTGAAAAAGGACACTGCCGACGTGGTGAATCCATCCTGGCGCAGTCGCTCGCCTGGACATGGCAAGGGCGGTAAAGCTTCTATGCTCTACCGCCCTTTATTGTGTGGCGTTGTGGTGTGTTCTATTTGTCAAATCGCGTGCCGTCTGTAAGGAATATGTATTCGTTCGCTTCGATATTTTCGGCCATGTTTTCATCGCTGAATTCGTGCTTGTAGTCACTTTCAAGCTGCGTGTAAATCCATCGCATGAATGCACGGGAAGCTTCCTTCATGTCCTTTTCGAATGCTTGGAATTTTGCATCTGAAATTGCCACATCATCTTCCGAGACTTCGAAGTCATAATCAACACTATTTTCGTGGCAGTAACGATCACAGTGTGTCGTGGTAAAATGCGAGAATGGGTAATCAGTCGCCAGTTTCAAGAACTGTTCAGCGATGGCGTGCAACGTCTTATCAAGCGGAGCGTTCGCTATGAGTGCGTCAATATTCGCCCGTGTGACATCACGCGCTCGCCACGTGCCGACAAAGCAAGCGCCATCGCCTTGCGACCAGAAACCAGTGAAGTGTATCTGGTCGATTTCAAGGCCCATGAGTGCGCCGAACTCTTTTGCCTCGTCAATGACGCACTCATGCCAGAACGTATCGTGTTGGCTTACTTCGCGATACCATTTTAAAGCATGTTGCTTTGCCTTGTCGTTAAGTTCGGAGAATTGGAATAGTTGAATCTGAACTGTTTTCATAATGTGATTTTGAGTTGTGGAGTGTTAGCAAAAAAAAGAGTCGCACGGCATAGCGAGAAAACCTCGTGCCGTGCGACTCGTGCTCACTGAGAGCTAATGTCGCTTGGTTATGTTGTCGGTGTGCTAGGCGATGATGAGACGATTTTGGATTGCTTTGTTCATCGTGTCTTGATCCACGATCTCCTGTCCGCGCACAAAGTCGTCAACGCTTCGTTGCGTCGTTCGCGAGTAATAGTTTCGATACTGTGACATCGCCCGTCCGTCTCCGAATTTAATGGCAACGACTGTGTCGTATGAAACGAGAACTTCCATCCCCGCCTTGAGAGTCACGATGGACGCGGAGGCTTGCGACGTTGCCTTGATGCTGACAATTGCTGAATCAGGGATACCGGCGGCATGAAGGGCACGTGCTGCGCGTTGTGAGCGCGCAGAATAGGACGTGCCAAGCTTTGCACCAAGTGAATCTGAATACTGATGCGTGCTCAAAATTTGCTTTTTCATAGTATGTAATGGTGTGATTTTGAATCCTTTGCTTTTACTTGGTGAACTGACGAGGCAGGAGCACGTTGACAATTTTCGCCGTTGCGTCTTTGAGACTGTCCAACGTTACCCCGTCGAACCGTGCCTTCATTGCTTTGAAAGCTTCCTTCGCTTGTGCTACCTTAGCTTGTGCCGCGTCAATCTCAGCTTGTGCCGCGTCAATGGTTGCCTGCTTATTCGCTTTTTCGTGGCGCAAGCGACGCAACGTCTCCGCGTATTGTTTCAATTCCTCCCGTTGCTCCGCTACAAGCTGCGCTTGCTTCTCCGCGTTCACTGCCTCGCATCGTGCGATAAATTCGGCAGTGTCAACATGCGCAAGTATTGGTGCCGTCCCTTCCGTGCGCGTGACGGTGTGCGTAGGCTTGCACAACTCTGCAATCTCATCGTTGGCGCATGTGGAGAGGTCAACGTAGTGACACCCGCACTTGATGAGCTTGATCGGCGTGCCGTGTGGTGTCGCAGCCTCCACTATGGAGCATGTCCCATATTGTGTAGAGGGGGCAGGTTGCTCGCCTTTGAGCCAAGCGAGCAAACGTGACGTTGTGAATGGACAAACGATGCCACTAGATAGCGTTATCTTCTCGCCTTCGAATGTCGCCGTGTAGTTCGCTGAAAGTTGCTCGTGTGAATAAGAGACGTTCACGCCTGCAAAGTGAACTTGTTTTAATGATGGCGTGCGCGAATATTCGCCCTCATAGGTTGCACCGAATACACGAGCGAATGGAAGCAATGGCGGAGCATATGGCCACGTTGTTTGGTTCACGAGGCTTTCGCGCAACATTTCAGGTGTGGCGAGCATTTCTTTAACCTTGGCGAGTGAATCAGTGAGGTTTTTCGCTTCGCCTTGTTTGTTAGCTTGCCAGCGACGCATATTGACTCCGCAATCTTCAACTTCCTTGTCGATGTCGCGAGTCTCAATCAGATACTTTGCACGTTCGCAGCGGCAAACATCGCCTTCAGCACTGCCAACGTTTCCACGCGCAGTCGCGATGTGTTTGTCAATCGCGAGGGACCGCATGAATGCTTCACCGTGAATACATGCGCCATGCTGAGTCAACCAAACACGTGCCTCGTCTTGCTCTGCCCCGTTGCGAGCGTTCCACACTGAGGGAAGTTCGCAAACGCCGAACACGAGAGATTTCAACGTCTGAACACGTGATTCATTCTCCGTGTCCTTCACGATGGATTTCAAATCTTCATCTGGTGAAAAGTAATGAATGTTCTCACGTGTCACGCTCCCGACTGCCATGTAAAGGCGCGTATAAGTGACGCGGCCCACGACGCGAACTGTCACCTTGGATACTCCCGCTTTGATTTCATATGTCCCGTCGTGCTTCATGCTATCCACCATTGCAGACAGTTTCGCGTCGCTGAACTCAACGGCTAGTCCGTGATCGTGAATATGGCGCAGATTGTCTACCTTGATTGAGGATGGAACTTTGAACGATTGGGTAGTGATGTCTGTTTTCATTGGCTTTGCTATGTTTGTGTTTTGCGCTCCGTCGGAATGTTCGGAGCTTTTGATTTTCCGAGACTCTGCGCGGTGTGGCAGAGTTTCGGCACGTAATCAGCGCGCCTCATCAGTCGGAATTACCTTTGGTTATATTTGATTGTATGTGTTGTTTGCCTTGAATTAGACAAGCTCAAACATTCCACGTGCTGAGCGAACGATAAATGGTGTCCCTGCTCCGCCTTTCTGGATGGCACGGAAAATGACAAGCGAGGGGTGAGCTTTGAAAAATGCAGTATAAGTTCCGGCGCTCATGTCGTGAGTCACTTCAAGTTCAGGAGTAGCACGAAGGGTGGAAACCATAGAAGCAACTTCCGAAGGAGTGGCGAGTGTAGCGGAGTATTTCATATTATGTTTTGTGGTGTGTTTTTAGATTGCTGGCAAGAAAGCTGAGACAATAAGAGCAACGGTGATGGATACGAGGAAAAGGAAAATCAAGTTTGGAAGTTTCATAGGACGACATCAAAACATAATTTGTTTCGAATGTAAAGCACGAATTGAATTAAAAACAGAAAAACATGAAATGTTTTAGTGCTGCCTGATTACCTAGAAAAAACTGAACCACTATGTATGAAGGAAAAAAAATGAGATAGGAAATTTTTTCCTTTCTATATATAAGGTCGAAAGTTTTCTAGCTAACCAGGTAATCAGGCAGCACTAAAACATTTCATGTCACAAGTTTAGTCTCGAAAGCTTCCGAAGTAGAAAAGAATGGTGCTATTAACGTTGTGCCCTTTCGCTCGTCATGAAATGGTGGGGATGCTTTCGATTGACAACGTGAAAAAATGTGCCGTTGCGAAGGTAAAGAAATGGTATGGACAGCAGCCCCCAATGGTGCAACTAACTTGCATTAGCTTATATGCGTAATAGTGCATACTTCCTGGTCTGCAAGCCTCACAATATGAGCTTTCCAAACGTTTCTCGTTTTATGCGACAACTAGCCACACCTTTTGAAATTGAATTTGCGATGATTTACCTTCGCAATGGAGGCAATGCGACAAAAGCTATGTGCGAATTGCGGCCAGAACTTACTTTCGCAGGGTGTGAGCAAATGGGGTCGGAAGTATTGAATAGAGACACCGTGCAAAGTTTTCTCAGCAACCAGGCGATGATGAGAACGCATGATGTGTTTCGAGTGCATCACCTCTCAATGGCTGAAAAGAGAAGCTTCCTAGCCTCAGTCGTTAAAACTTCGGCGTCTAATATATCGGACGATTCGCCTTTGATAGAGGAAGTCTCAACTCATACTAACGAGGAAGGAATTAAAACCAAAAAGGTTAAGATGATGTCGAAGGCAAAGGCTATCGAATTGGACAATAAGATGGCGGGCCACAACGCGCCTGAACTCTCCATTACCGGCGATGCAAACGATCTAGCTGGAATCCTTCTGCGCGTCACTGGTCAAACGTTGGAAGCTGATACGGTGGAAACTTCGGAGTCTGTGAAGCGTAACCTTTGGGACGAATGAACGACCGAGCACAAAACCTAAAACGTTTGCCGATTCGTTCGGCAGGTGAAAACGTGTTTTGTTCTGAAGGGGTGGGTGGAGGGGGAACCTGGGTAGGCCAATGTCCGAGCGGAATAGACCCACACGCCCAATCACACAAATTTTCATCTAACCACCTGTAAAACAAAATAAGTTTTCAACACCAAACACCTTAAAAACATATAACGTTTCCAATGAACACACCTACCCCTCCAAAAAATTTCAGAAAATTGTATGAAGAGGATGAAACAGAAAACGTTTCAAGTTCTCGACCATTTATCACACCGACGCGCAAGCCACATGCATTTGAGCACTACAACGCCACCCGCAAGGCAGCGAAGGAGATATGGTCGCGCAGTGAGACACTCGCCATTCAGAAGGCTCTAAGCGACAAAGTATGGAGGATGAAGAACCTCTACGTCATCCAGGATGAGAATGGTAGAGTGGTGCCTTTCACCCTGAGACATGAGCAGCGGGAGTTCCTGATGAACATTCATCACCGCAACTTCATCCCGAAAGCACGAAAACTTGGTATGAGCACCTTTCTTGTCATCTACTCACTCGATGAGTGTTTGTTCCCATCGCAGGAACTTGCCAATCTGGACGATGAGGAAGAGATGTTCATTGGCATCAATCAGGATGGTGAAGAGATTTACGAAAAGCGAAAGTTGCCGAAGGAACAGCAGGGCAAACGTTCGGTGCGTTGTGGTATCATCGACTTGAAGGAGACTGACGCATGGGAGAAATTGGCAATCGGCAAGCTCGCATGGGACAAGGGCATCGAACACAGGGATTTGAACATCCGTGCCATCTGGCGTGAGCTTCACAAGATCAACCCGCTGGTGTCACAGAGCAAAGGTGAACTGCGCTGGAAGAATGGCAGTGTCATGCAGGCAGGCGTCGGTTACACCGGCAAGACACCGCAGATACTCCATGTGTCTGAACTCGGTCCTATTGCGGCACAGTTTCCCAAGGTCGCAGAGAACATTGTGCGTGGGTCGCTCAACGCCGTGCCCGCAGGTGGCATGGTATCAGTGGAGACAACAATGGAAGGCGGACGCATGGGCGAGTGCTATGATCTGTTCAAGCTCGCGATGAAGTCTAAGCAGTTGAAGGAACTGACCCACCTCGACTGGAAGCTTCATTTCTTCTCGTGGTTGCGGCATCCGTCGTATCGTCTGCGCGGACGCAAGCCTGAGTATCAGACCACCATCGACTACTTCAGGGAACTCACCGAGAAACATGGTGCATTGTTCGAACGGCTCTACGGTTGGGACGGTGGAGTCGTGCCCGATGACCGACAGGCATGGTGGGAGAAGAAACGTGCCGAGCAGAAGGACTTGATGTGGCAGCAGTTTCCATCGGTGGAGAGCGAAGTAGATCGTGCGATGGTGGCAGGACAGATTTATCCTGAAGTGACACAACTTCGCGCACAGGGCCGCATCAAGGACTACAACCCTGAACCACGCATCCCGCTGGTCATCGCAGGTGACTTGGGTGCCGGACAAAATGCAGCATTTTGGCTCATCCAGCCAACAGCAATTGATACCAACATCCTGCGTGTGTCACTCGGTGAGGGCAAGGGTGCCATCGGTCTTGCGGCACTCTACCGCAGGTGGCAGGCGGAGTTTCCACATAATGACATCGTGCAGGTGATACTGCCGCATGACGCCAACATCACCGACAAGGGCAGCACGCTGACCTACACCGAGGGTGCGGTGAAGGCGGGCATACCACGTGAGTTGATCACCATTGTTCCAAGGACATCGGACATATGGGTGGGCATTGAGGAAGTGCAGAACGGTCTGCCGAACTGCTGGTTCCACGTGAAGACTGATGAAGAGATTGTCCAGCGTGCGGACGACGGCACCGACAAGCGACTGCCTGGAGGATTGGCACGACTGGAGAACTACCGCAAGCAGCCGACCACGGCGAAAGGTGTGGAGATGAACGAGCCTGTCCACGATATGTGTTCACACGCCGCCGATGGCCTGCGCACGTTCTATGAAGCGAAGGCGAGGTTCCTCGTGCGTGTGCATGGGCTGAACAAGAGCAGGCGCGGAAACAACAGCACACAGCAGTCAGACCCGTATGACCCGTTTGCTGACCGTGACAGGGATAAAAAGAAGAAGGCATTTGCCAAGCTTGCCACAAGCAGTTAACATGAGTGGTAACTCACTACCACCTGTCAATGCCACCATCATCACGAAGCCTGTATGCGTCACAGGCGGAACACGACGCAGACCGCGCGCTCATCCGCAAATATGGCTATATCTTCGAAACACCTTCTGTCGTCCTGTGGGGGTTTCCCGTCAACGTCGCTGATGCCCTTGAGTGTGTTCCTGTCAAAATCAGGAAGTATAATCGGTGTGACGGTTGGTTTGTGTGGCTCGCCACGGGAGAGATGAAGTCCATTCTCGCCCTCATACCTTACCGATTACCAACTATCATATTCGCACGTGACAACAAAAGACTTAGAGTTTATGACTTTGAGGACTTGATAAAACGAATATGAAAACACCAACCGATTTTGGCGGAGGTTCGAAAGAATCATCTCCTGTTTTTACAAACATGAAATCAGCACCGACAGGTGATGGCCCAATTCGTGCCATCCGTGCGATAGTGAACAACATTCAACAGCAGCGTGCGGCAGCACCTCAACCAAACCCTGTCGTCCCTCCTGCATCCGCCACCAACCAGCAGGACTTGTTTCGCCGAACAAGCATCATGTCACTTGCAGCACAACGCAGAAATCAAACCCTCGGAGCGCCATGAATATCATCAACGGAACAATCATGTGGGGTGGAGCAGATACCACTCCTGTTGCACTCAATCTTGGAGGTGGTGCGCCACAGCCATCAGCAACACAGCAGGAGAATGAACGTCTCAACAACGCACTCCTGCGTCAGCAGTTGGCAAAGGCACAGCAGCAACAGGACAAGGTGCCTGAGTTTAAGATTCCTGCGGCTCCGGTGTATGCACCACCACCATCCACTTCATCTGCCGACACCGAGGCAGCACGTCAGGAGTCGATGCGTCAGGCGTTGCATCGCCGTGGTCTTCAATCCACAATTGTCGCCAGTCGGTCCACAACCCTCGGTGCTGCCTAACACACCATGCAACAACCAATCACAAGGGAAGAGAAGGCGCAGCGCATCCTGCAAATGCACGAGCGCACGCGCTCCGAGTTCAATGTGCATCAGAATGCAATGCGTGTCATCGCTGACTACTGCCGTCCGAGCAACGACACAGTTGACAGTGGAGATGGCAAGCCACAACCGGCACAGGCACTCAAACGCCACACGCGACTGTTCGACACCACGGCATCACGTGCGGTGATCAAGCACGCTGCCGGTGTGAAGTCGTGGATGTCATCGAGTCAAAAACGCTGGTTCCTTGCCGACCCTCCGGTTGCCTACAAACACGACGAGGAAGTGATCAAGTTCTACATGGCTTGCACCGAAGTTATGGAACAGTTGATGAAGGATTCGGTTTCCAGCTTCCACACGGAAGATCAGGAGGCGATGCAGGATGGCTGTGCGTTTGGCATCCGTTGCCTGTTCGTTGATGAGCCGCAGAAGGACGGCAGCTTGCTCGTGCAGCAGTGGGAACCAGGAAGCTTTGCCTGCGAGGAAAACAACAAGGGCAGACTCGACAAGTTCGTGCGTGTTAAAGAGATGACAGCACAGCAGGCGAAGTCCGAGTTCGGTGAAGCCAACCTGCCTGAGAAGGTGCGTGCTGATCTGATGAAGGAAGCTTCCAAGGGTAACAAGCACACGTTCATTCATGCCATCTATCCACGCGAAGATGACGAGCGGAATGCTGATCACGACTACCTTGCGCAGAACAAGGCAATCGCTTCGTGCTGGGTGCATCTCGATTCGAAGACACTCGTGCGTGAGTCAGGCTTTGATGAGATGCCTGTCATCGGTTCACGCTATCTGAAGAAACCAGGGTCGCCGTATGGCATCGGTGCTGCACTCGTGTCACTCGCTGACGCGCGCCAGTTGAACTATCTTCAGGAACGCATCGACGTGATGATCGGTCTGCTGGTCAACCCCACCATGAATGTGCCGTCTGAGTTCGATGCCTCGGATGTCAACCTTGGTGAAGGAGGCATCAACTATTACAACGACCCGCAGCGCATGATCACACCGATGCAGAGGCAGGTGTCCAACGGTCAGCAGGAGATGGCGCGTGTGCAGATGCGCCGTGAAGACATTCGTGATGCTTTCTTCCTGAACATCTTCGAGGCTGTGTCGCGCAAGACCAAGGAGATGTCAGCACTTGAAGCTGACCTTGTATCCAAGGAAGCAATCGAGTTGTTCTCTCCGATGTTCACCCTGATGACAGGCGAACACTATCAACCGGCATTGTCGCGCATCTTCCTGATGTATTTGCGCCAGTCCGAGATTGCTCGTGCTGTTGGTGATGTCAGCCGTGCGGTGTTCCCACCAATCCCGAAAAAGCTTCTGCGTGAAATCAAACCAGGACTCGCTGAATTTCCGACACCACAGTTCAGCTACACCTCGCGCATCGCATTGGCATTGCAGCAGTTGCATTCGCAGGCGTTCAACAACTCGTTGATGCGCCGCACACAGCTTGGCAACATCATCGGTGAAGCTGCTTTCGATGACATCAACCTGCCGGTTGCACTGAAGGAGATGGATCGCAGCGATGGTCTTCCTGAGAACTGGTTCCGTTCACCTCAAGAAGTGCAGCAGATGCAGCAGAACAGGGCACAGCAGGCGCAGTTGCAGGCGATGGCAGCAGCAGCGAAGGATGGTTCTGCCGCTGTGAAGAACATCAAGGGCACACCGCTTGAAGGGGCGTTGCAACCACAATGAATCTGACATCATTCGTTCAGGACATGACACATGCAGGTGTGGACATAGAACGTTTCGAGGAAGTGTGTCAGGAGGTTGCCAGCACACCGGCAGGTGCCTCGATGATTCGCATGATCACACAAGCCTATCCGCCAACAGGCGATGATTTCATTTCAGACAGCCCCGTGCTCGCCGCCTTTCGTGGTGGTCGCCGGTCCATTGTCGCAGCACTTTGCAAGTTCATGGGCAAGCTCAAAGCCTAACCACACTTGCACAAACCAAACCAAACCAAACCAAACCAAACCAAACCAAACCAGAAAACAACATGGCTAAGAAAGCAGCAAAGAAGGCTGACGTGCTCTCACGTCTCCTTGATGAAAAACCAACTGCCTCCAAAAAGAAGGCGGCGAAGCGTGGGCGCAAGCCTTCCAAGAAACACGCGGTATCAAATGATACCGATGCACAACCATCCACACAAGCACCTGCTGTCAACAGCACACGTGGTCCAAACCGCTGTGGTAACTGCCCCATCATTCCCAATCCTGAACTCGGTGACAAAGACCCTGCTGTCATCCAGTGGCATCGTGAGAATGAGCCGCATCAGTTCAAGGAAGGTGGTCGCTACCATCTTCGCAAAGGCATCTAATCTTGTCATCCCTCCAAACCAGCAACTAACAAAACATCATGTTCAAATTCTTCAGACCACAAGCATCCCTCTTCGAAGAGGAAAAAGGCACACCACCGGCAGGAGGTGTTACTGACCCACCGGCAGCACTCCCACTGTTCGATGAGAAAACCCTGACCTTCCGCGAGAAGTGGCAGGACATTCTGCCGGAAGACCTTCGTGTCACTGCATCCAAGTTCACCAAGCTTGATGATATGGCGAAGTCCTATGCCAACCTCGAAAAGATGGTGGGCGGAAAACTGGAAGGCTATGTGAAGGCACCACCTGCAAAGGATGCGACGCCTGAACAGATCGCTGAATACCGCAAGAGCATCGGCATCCCTGCTGACGCAAAGGAGTATGAGTTCACCAAACCTGCTGACGAGAAGCTTCAGAAGTTCTACGAAGGACCAAACATTGAAGCCATTCGTGAGCTTGCAGTCAAAGGTGGATTCAGCAAGGAGCAGGCACAGCTTGTTGCCGACCTGTATGCCACCAAGGAGGCAGAGCATACTGCCTCGCTCGTGTCCGAGGGTGAGAAGTTCGTGCAGGCATACGACGCTGAAATCAGCAAGGTGTTCGGTGACAAGAAGGATGCCAAGCTACTTGATGCCAAGCGTGTGCTCGTGTCGATGGGCAACCAACTGAGTCCTGACGAGCTTCAGTTCTATCCACCTGCATTCACCATCTTCCTTGCTGGTCTTGCTGATTCAGGTGCCATCTCGCCTGACAAGCTGGTGAGCCGCGAGCAGATTCAGAACAAGGTGGGCACGACTGATCTGGCGAAGGACATCCAGCAGAACAAGTCCAATCCAGATCATGCTGCATACTGGAATCAGTCTGATCCTCGCCACAAAGAAGTCGTGGCAAAGGTGATGAAGCTCAACGACACCGGCAGTTAACACAGGAAACGAAACAAGTTCCTGCATGTGGGGCACTCAGAAATGGGTGCCTCATTTTTTTTTGTTGACGATTTTACTAACGCAACTAATTTGCATTTGAAGACAAGCGCGAAAGCCCTGCCCCTCACGGGAGAACTTGGTGAAGTGCGAAGATGCTGAAGATGCCACCCGACACGACTTGGACAATGGCGCAGAAGCGGATGTCAAATCATCGAATCCTCAAACTCACACCAACACACTTTTATGCCCATCACTCAAGCAAGTCAGGGTCTTGTCATTCCAGACCTCTACCGCCGCACTTTTTCGAACAACTTCGAAATGGTCGCCTCACAATCCACGTCGCGCTTTGCAGAGTGCGCCATCGTCTCCACCTTCGACGGCAAGGAGTATGTCTATCAGGACATCGACGAAACTTCCTTCAAGCAGAAGACCGAACGCATGGCTCGCACCGTTGCCGGTGAGATGTCATTCAGTCGCCGCAAGATCACCAAGAAGTCATTCTATGACCACAAGGTGTTTGACCGCGATGACAAGACCCTTCTCGCTCAACTCTCCGAACCCAAGAGTGAACTCGTCACGCAGTTCAAGAAAGCGTGGGCAAAGCTTTGGGATGAGCAATTCATCGCTGCCCTCGACGGCACGGTCTATGGTGGCAGTGGCGAAGAACTCGTCACTCCCATCACCTTTGACAGTGCCCACAACGCTGTGGCGGTTGACTACGTTGCCACAGGCAGTGAAACCAACTCCGGTCTGACGATGGAGAAACTTCAGCGTGCCCGTGTCATCCTGGAAGAACAGGAATACTGTTCGGAAGGTGAAGACGCCGACTGCGAAGTTTACTGTGGCATGTCGCCAAAGATGAAGAACGACCTGTTCGAACAGGCGAAGGCGCAGAAGACATCACCGTATTCGGCAATGGTGGTGGACTGGTATAACGATCCGCAGAACAAGCGTCTGTTCGGTTTCCGTGTCAAAATCCAAAACCGTCTGCCAATCAACTCCAGCGACATCGAGAACTGCTTCGTCTGGTCCAAGGAGGCAATGCGTATCTCGTCCGACCAAGTTGAGACGGTGATCAGCAATCGTCCTGACTTGAGCCACGCAACGCAGGTTAGTGCCTACGGCAAAATCGGTGCAATGCGCCGCTGGGAAAACGGTGTGGTCCGCATCGCCTGTGACCGTTCGCCATAACAATTTCACGTGGTAGTGATTCGTTTCGGGCGGAGTTCGTAAACCGCCTAACATTTCAACTTCATTCCAAACACTTCACTCTAAAACATTATGGCTACCTTCAAGACACCTACTCGCACGGCACAGGATGAACAGCTTTACAAGCTCCATCAGTATCCTGCCGCCCTCACCCTTCAAATGCGTCCAATGCGGATGCACGAATCCTACACCTGTCTCGGCACCGAAGTCACGGCTGACAAGATCGACCTTCCCTTCCCTCGTGTTGCAGGTGCTCAAGTCATCCCTGAAAAGTGCCGCATCACCAACCCAACGGGCGGAGGCAGCGTCATCATCGGCGCGAAGTTGCAGAAGGTCACGACTGCTGCTGATGGCACTGAAACCGTCGTGGACCTCACGGCAGTTGCGGATGTCAGCAACAACAGCGTCGCGATGGCACGCATCTCGGATGGCAGTCTCCCTGTGCTCGTCGCAGGTGACTCTCTCCGCATCCTGTTGAGCACCACTGCCAGCACCACGTTCACAATGGCGCTGAATCAGGTGATCAACTTCGAAATCGAATACGTCGCACCTTACGCGCTGTAATTCACCTTCCCCGCCGCTGGTTTGGGGGCTTTGACAAAGGCAGGTTGGTGGGGTAGCAATGCCTCACCAACCTTTTTGTTTACACATCACTATGGATTTACTCACCTTGTTTAACACCTCACTGGCAAGACTTGGTGAGTATCGTGTCAGCACTACTGATCCTACTTCCCTGCCCGACACGACGGCAGAACGTGCGCTATTGGAGAAGATCACACTTCAATATGCACAGTCGCGTGACAACCTCCTGTCACGTTACCGCTGGTCCTTCGCCAAGGACTTTCGCGAAGTGCCGCTGGCATACGTAACCATGACCAGCATTGCCAACAGCAGCGGTGTGGCGCAGGTGACACTGGCAGCACACGGTCTTACCGATGGCATGTGGTTGCTGTTGGAGAACACCGTTGGCACCGACGGTCGCTGGAAGGTGACAGGCAGCACCACCAACACCTTCAAACTGGAAGGCTCAGTGTGGAATGCAAACATCGTGGCAGGCAGGTATGTCGTCGTCCCTGCGTTCGGGTATGACTACCGCTACGAAATACCATCTGACGTTTTACGTGTTAATACAGTGAATGGTAAAATGGCATCGACTGACCGCACCACGTGGTTGCGTGTTGGCAAATTCATCCACTCGTGCTCTCCGGTCTGCAAGATGTCAGTCATTCAGCAGATCACCAACCCTGCACTGTTCCCTGCCGAATTCACTGAGTGCTTGGTTGTCCAGCTTGCTGCGGACATCTCCATGAGCATTTCAGGTGCCAATGCCGACCGGCAGGGTTTGTTGCAGGAACTCGAAACAATTCACATTCCGAAGGCGCGCATGAACAATGCCATCGACAGAAAGCAGGACACCGAGCAAGGACCAAGTGGTGCAGTGTCCTCACGCCTAACTTGGGAATACGACCGCAGTGTTTACGACCCATATCCTGACATCCAACGCTAATAACCCACATGCCTGCACACATTCTTCGAAACGTTTTTAATAGTGGTGTGATGACACCGCTGGTCTGGTCACGCCTGGATGTCGAGAAAGTTGGCAATGGCATGTCTATTGGAAGAAATAATATGGTGCGCCCACATGGGGGTATTTTCAAACGTTCTGGAACTGAACGTCTTGTTAACACCAAGAATAATCAGGTAACTAGGCTGATGCCTTTCAACTATGACAGTGAAACACAATTTGATTTTTGTTTCACCGATAGTGCTCTTCGCTTTCTAAAGAATGGTGCTTTCGTGTCGTTCGCCATCGGAGCGACTGACGCATGGAGTGGGACTACAAGCTCCTATCAGATTGGCACGTGGATCTTTAACAGCTTGGGAACCCTGTATGGTGCCAAGACCCAGCATACACCTTCTGGTGCCAACGAGCCACCGAGCACTTCATGGTCCACAACAAACATCAAGGCATGGGCAGCTTCGACAGCTTACTCGCTTGGTGACTTCGTGGCAGATCGTGTTGGCAGTGGTGGGTTGAATGGTTTCTTCATCTGCACTTCTGCGCATACAAGTTCAACCACACTGGACACCAGCAAGTTCAAGTTTTTCTCGACAGGTCTGCCGTGGGCGACATCAACAGCTTACTCAGTTGGTGATTATCGACTCGATACAACTATTTCCTTTGGTGTCACTTACCGTTGGTTTCGCTGCAAGGTGGCGCACACATCTGGTGCTACAACCAAACCTGGGGTTGGTGCCTCATGGACAACATATTGGACTGAGTATTCCACTATCCCTGTTCATTCGACTGCCAGTGTTGCTTATCTTGCAGGTGATGAAGTGCGTGTTGGGACAGACATTTATATTGCTTTCAGCAATCATACCAGCAGCACCACGAATGCACCAACAGGAGCAAGTCCACTGTGGGCGAAGCTTACAACTATGAAAGGGTGGGACGGCACCAGCACTTCACGTGCAGTTGGTGACATTGTGTTTTACGCTGGTGGTCCACATATATGCACAATTGCGCATACATCTTCGACATACTTGGACAACACCAAGTTCAGTCTTACTGTCGGTTCAGACCCCAACTGGACAGCAACACCTTCCTACGCTGTTAACACCATTGTTTATGACGGCACAAACAAGGTGCTGTATCTTTGTATCCTCAAACATGATACGGCTTCCACCACTGAACCTGGAACCACTGGTGGG